CAGCGTTAAGATTACAGAAAGATAAAAATGACCAACAATGGGCAACAATGAACTCAATGTTGAAGTCAAATGGAAATCAATCTGAACACGCTGCAGGTTTCGGAGTAGGTTCTACTGGACAACCTAACAAAAATCCATATGAAATGGAAAACGGAATGGGTGAAAAAGAAGATTTAACTTGGTTAATTAAATAAGAGGTAAAAAATGGCAGACGAAAACATATTAACGAGATTAGGGAAATTATTCCAAAATCAAATCGTAGTTAGAAAAACAAATTCAGGTGAAGTGAAAGTCAAAGATGTTGAATTTTCACAAACTGCACTAACATCAAATTTTATTGATAGGTATAATAAAATTCATTCAAGTGGATATGGTAATTCATCATATCAAGCTAAACAAAATGCAAATGCATATGATGTCGCTAGAAAAGAGTTGTTTAGAGATTATGAATTGATGGATGCCGACCCAATTATATCATCTGCATTAGACATTTATTGTGATGAATCTACGGTTGATAATATTGAAAACAGAATTTTAAAGATTAAAACAGACAATCCAAAAGTCCATAAAATTTTACACAATTTGTTTTATGATATAATGAACATTGAATTTAATTTATGGAGTTATATTCGTAATATGACAAAGTATGGTGATTTTTATTTACATTTAGATATATTGGATAAGCACGGAGTAGTGAATGTAAAACCTCTTTCAGTATATGAAGTGAATAGGTTAGAAGGACATGACCCAACAAATCCTAAATTGGTTCAATTTGAAGTGCAACAATATTCAGAAACAAGAAGAAGTTCAAAACCAAATGATGTTCACGAAAATTATGAAGTAGCTCACTTTAGAAATTTAGCTGACACAAATTATTTACCTTATGGAAAGTCAATGTTAGAGGGTGCAAGAAGAGTATTTAAACAATTAACTCTTATGGAAGATGCTATGTTGATTCATAGAATGATGAGAGCACCAGAGAAAAGAATATTCAAGGTAGACATAGGAAACATACCACCAAATGAAGTAGATAACTTTATGCAACAAATAATTGGTAAAATGAAAAAAACACCTGTGATGAATGCAAATGGTGAATATAATTTAAAATACAATATGGAATCAATTACAGAAGATTATTACTTACCTGTTCGTGGTGGTGATAGTGGAACGAATATAGACACATTACCAGGTTTGGGTAATGATGGTGCTATTGAAGATGTTGAGTATTTAAGAAACAAAATGATGGCAGCATTAAAAATACCAAAAGCATTTTTAGGATATGATGAGAATGTTGGAAGTAAAGCTACATTGGCTGCTGAGGATGTAAGATTTGCAAGAACGATTGAAAGACTACAAAAAATAGTTGTAGCTGAATTAGAAAAAATCGCTATTGTTCATTTATACACACAAGGATTTGATGATGCAGAATTAATTAATTTTGAATTAGAATTAACAAATCCATCAATGATACATCAACAAGAAAAGTTAGAATTATTAACACAGAAAAAAGAAATTGCTAATGACTTGATTGAAAACAAATTATTTTCAAGACAATGGATATATGATAATATCTTTGAATTAAACGACCAAGAAAAGATTGATGTATTCAATGGTGTGATTGAAGATAGAAAACAAGCATTTAGAATGGAACAGATTGAAACTGAAGGAACAGACCCAGCTCAAGAAGATACAGAACCAGCAGATGAGTTTGAAGAACAAACTGGTGATTGGGGTGGTGATAGAAGAAGTGGAACTGGTAAGAAAGAATTTGGTAATGAATATAATGCCAAAGACATAAAAGACGCAACAAAATACGAAAGAGAACGATATGGTAAACGAGAGTTTAAAGGTAAATCACCATTAGCTGTCGGTAAAGGTGGAACAATTGTTGCGAGAGAAGGACTGTTAAATCAACTACAAAATAAGTTTGGAAAAAACTTGGATAAATCAATGTTAAACGAGGAAATAATTTTAGATGAAGAAGAATAATTTACATTATTTACAAAAAAGATTATATTTATATATGAATAATTACATAAATAGTATCCAAAACAAATGGGGACTCAGACATGCGTAAAGTTAAGCACAACAAAATCCGTAATACTGGTCTATTGTTTGAATTTTTGCTTAGGCAAATTACATCTGATGTATTAAACAAAGGCCAAAATGGTGAGGCGGTAACTATTGTTAAACAGAGGTTTAACGAAAACACGGAGTTAGGAAAAGAACTGGCTTTGTATAATATATTAATTACAAAGAAATTCAAATCAGATTCTAAAGCTGATTATTTTATAAATGAGGTTATGAAAACAAGGAGTGATTTAAATAATTCTATTCTTCGTAGAGAGAAATATAATTTGATTAAAGAGATTCAATCAAATTATGATTTACAAAAATTTATGTCCTCAAAAGTTCCAAATTATAAAACATACGCTTCTATTTATAAATTATTTGAATATAAATCTTTATCACCTGATGAAAAAACAGAGTCTTTTTTCAATATAGTTGAACATGTTACAACAGAAGATAATAATATAAAATTATCTGAAACTATAAAAACACTTCCAGATGATGAAGATTTAAGAATTTTAACTTACAAAACTCTTTTAGAAAAATTCAATCAAAAATATACTAAATTAAGTAGAGCTCAAAAAAATCTACTGAGAGAATATATTAACAATGTATCAAATACTAATTCATTGAAAGATACTTTGAAAGAGATTGTAAAAGGTTTAAAAAAAGATTTAAAACAACATTCTAAAAATCTTAAAGATGAAGTAGTGAAAATTAAAATGACAGAGGCTTTAAAATCAATTAATAAATTTTGTGGATTAGATGATAAATCTAATGTTGTTAAAGATGAATATGTTATTCAAACAATGAGATATTTAGAACTATTAAAAGAGTTGAAAAAAAGTGGAAATAAAAACAAAAAAGTTATTTAAAGAGTTAGTTAAAAAACTAACTATGGAACTCTTAGATGAAGAATCTTTAGAGGAAATAACAACCACAGCAAATGTAGATGGATATTCAACACCATTTGCTTTTGGTAAGATGAAAAAGAAGAGAAAGAAAAATATTGAAAAACAAACTGGATATAAGTTTGTAAGTGAAGCTCTTGATGATAGAGATTTGAAACAAATAAATAAATTAATTAGAGATGTCGTTGGCGATATATTAAGAGATATATGGCTCAAACGAAACACTTGGAAATAGGAGATAATAAATGCCTAAAGATAATTTTGGTGGAACTTATTCTACGAATGTTATAACATCTAAACTAACTGCGAAACAGTTTAGTCACGCCACTACACCTGCGGCTCAAACGATTGTGAAAAGACCAACTTATGTAGTGATTAACAATCCTGGTAATTTTTCTTTTGCATATGAATCGGGAAGTTATCCGACTGGTTATGTTACAGGTTCAGTAATAGAACAAAATGGTTCTGGCCCAATTAAACTTGACATTTCACCTGTTGCTTGGGGTGGTGAAGGTGTTTCTACTGGCGATGTAACATTTGTATATGTGAGGGTAAGATAATGAGAGAAGTAATTGTAGATTATATACCATTTGAGGTATCACCACAGCAAATCAATGAATCGATGAAAAACAACAATGGTAGATTAGTTGTTAAAGGTGTGTTACAAAGAGCAGAAGCAAAAAATCAAAACGGAAGAGTTTATCCAAAAGAAACCTTGATGAGAGAAGCTAAAAAATATCAAGAGGTTCAAATTAGAGAAAGAAGAGCATTAGGTGAACTCGACCATCCAGATTCATCAGTTGTAAATTTAAATAATGTATCTCACAATGTATTGGAAATGCATTGGAAGGGTGATGACTTAATGGGTACAGTTGAAGTATTGGGTACACCAGCTGGAAATATCTTAAAAGAATTATTTAAATCAGGTATTAAACTTGGTATATCATCAAGAGGACTTGGTTCAGTTAAAGAAATACACGAAGATGAAGGCGATACTGTTGAAGTTCAACCAGATTTTGAACTTATTGCATTTGACTTTGTATCCAATCCATCCACACACGGAGCTTTCTTATCACCAACAAATGAAGGTAAATTAAATGAAGGTGTTGGAACAAGAGATGGTGTGTGTTGTCACGATTGTAAAATTGAAAACATAATCAACGATATATTCAGAGGAGAGTAGTATGAATTACAAAACTCTAATGGGTTATGGTAAAAAGAAAAATACAGAATCAAAACCTAAACAAAATAAGGTATTGGAATCTATCAAAGACGAGTTTAATTTAAACGAAGGTCCCGCTTACGAATATAGAAAACACTCTAAAAAAATAGATAAATCATTAAAAGATTTACAAAAGTCTTATTTAGATTTTTATGAGACTTTAAGAAAAAAAGGTTTAGATGATGAAGCTTCAGATTTTCTTGACAACTATAAAAAGAATGTAGTTGGATTCACTAAACAATATAAAAAAGATTTCGGAAAGTTAATGTAATGCCAGCATCATCAAAATCTCAACAAAGATTTTTTGGTGTTGTTAAAG